GCTGCAATGCCACCTGTATTTTTCAAGCGTACTGGAATGTAGATGAATTCAATTGCTTTAACTGGCTCAATTGCAATATCAATATACAATTCATTACGGTCAATACGATCTGGTGTATTGTTACTTGTATCACAAACTACCAAGTAGTCATAGATACCACGTTTAGCAACTACATCATTAAGTACTGATTCAAATGCTTGTTTAACTTGGTTACGTGTAATCGTATCGTTTGGTTCAAATATGAACGGACGAGCAACTTCATCTAATACTTTACGTAAGTACACTACTAAACGAGCAACGTTAATACGATCCATTGCGCTAGTTGATGCTGCGCGAGTTTTTTGACCATAGTTTACTAAGCCAACGCCCGGTAACACTGTAATTGGATTAACTCTTCGTGTATATAATACGTCACGCAAACCAGCAGTAACACCAATGCTACGGAAAGCATTACTATCAGTTGTATCAACATATCCGATCGAGCTAACATTGTCAATTAAGCCACGACGTACACCTGCTGGAGCAAACCAAGGATAGCTAACATTGTCGCTACGAAGAATTGTACGTAACATCATGTGACTTGGGGGAACAACAACACTTTCGCCGCCTAAGTCTGTACCTAAACCGCTCGGATAAAACACACCTAAATATTCACTGTTACTTACTAAACCGTTAATACCATTGTCTGCTGCAAGATTTTGATTACTTGCCCACGATTCAATTTGTGTTGAAGCTGAATTTAATGTCAATGGACTATCACCAATAACAAATGCTGTTTGTTTACGATCGTTATTTAAAGTAATCATGTTACTAATTAACTCTGGATATCCTGGACAAGCAATTAAGTTATATTGTACTTGTTCTTCACGCAAAGCAACACTTGATTCAATCGCAGATTTTAGTGCCTCAACAATAACATTACGAACTGCTTTGTGTCCGAAGTAAGGAACTAGATTTTGATCTACACCGCTATTACTTACCCATGCTGCAACTTCTGTCGGAGGAGAAACCTCATCTCCAAACCAGTTGCTTTCGAAACGTTTAACACCGTAGCCGCTACGACGTGTATTGAATAACAATGCACCACGTGAATATAGCGCAAAATCCGGAGCGTCTGGATCTAAATAATTACTCGATGCTAGATCAACGATACTCGGAATAGCGTCAACAATTGGATTTGTGCTATCGTTTACACCCCATCGCGCATCAGCAAATAATATGCCATCGGTACTAATTTGATCTGTATTATCTATTAATTCCCATGATAATCCAGTATAACGATAAATTACCGGATAGTTTTCTAAATCACTAGTATCAATCCATATCTCACCCGGTTGTAATTGTGCTCCATTTGATTGTGTAGTTGGTTGTGACGCCGATAAAATTGGACCTGCCGGATCTGTCAAACTTAAATTATATCCTCGTGCATCGTTGGCTACGGTTTTGTAACCTTTCCAGTTAGTACCATCATGAATCATAATATCAACCTCAACTGCTGTATTATAATACCATAGTGTACCATCAGCCGGGTTGCTATATGGTGCTGTTGTTGAGACTGTATAAGTTAACGGAGTAAACGGACTAGCCAAGTAAGTAGTACCTGCTGATATTACTTGCATATTGCTGTCATTAGTTAATCCTGCATCTGCTAACGGAGTACCTGATGTTTGTGTAAATTTAATAGTACCACCAGCAAGGTGACTAATGCTAATTGCGCCGGCTGTTGTAACTGATGCAACAATGTTTGGTAAGTTTGCAGCTAAAATATCACCAACTAAACTTGCCGCAGTTGTACCGCTTAGATTAATAGTTGCAGTTTGTGTGTTAGTTGATCCAGGAACACTTACTTCCATAGTAAATGCATCGTTAGCATCAAATACAATTGGGCTTGTTGGTGTTGTACCTGTTATGTTTACTAGACCAGATACATTTTTAACATACGGTTGAAATGTACCAGTTGTTGTACCTAGTGTATCGTAACGTATGTATATCGTACCGACGCCAAGTCCGCCACCACCACCAACTGGATCTAATCCCTGTATTGCTGCAGTATCGCTACTATATAACGGTGCCGCTTGTACTACCCATGAATCTAACAGTGCGTTATAAACTTTAACACCCCAGTTTGCTCCATTTCCTGTTGCCGTTGTTTTAAGCCAAATAGAACCTGTTGGGCGTGGTGTTTGATCGCTGTCTCTCCAAGCTGGTGAGTTACGATATGTATCAAATGCCACTGTTGGGCCGTTGAATGTAACTAAATTTGCATCGGTGCTTGATAATAAACCAAGATCTACGGCTGTATCTACCCCACCAATATCCGATGTGCCACCTTTTTCAACTCGTAGTGTACCTGTTGGTAGAGATAAGTTGCCAGACGCCGAGGCTAAACTATTAATACGTAATTCAAGTTGTCCCACAAGGTTAACTGTTGCTGTAACATTTTTTCCACTCATCGCAGTGTTAATATCAGCAGCAATCGATGATATAGTAGGAGTAGCACCAGTCAACGCAATATTAACATTATTGATGCGCATTTTTCTACCGGTTACAAATGTAGTTGTACTTGGAGTGCCAACTAGCGTTGGCACAGCTTCCATCCAGTCGTCGCTACCAACTAATACCCACGTATTATCGTAACGTTTGTAGTAAATTGGATTTGATGAACTTACTGTATTAACAGCATACGTTCCGATAGCGCCAACAGAGGCTAGTGGAACACTGCCTGATAATTGTGCTGCATCAGTAATTACTGTTGGAGTTTGTAATACAAATCCAGTCTCAGTCCATTCTGTAATTCCCCAATTAGTGCCTGATGTACTTACATCTAACCAATATGCGCCATCAGCGGCATTTCCCGTTGGGCGAATACTTGTACCAGTCAACTCTGATAAGTTAACATCGGCACGCTGAACGTATATTTGATTAGAAACACCTAAAGCACTATATGCTGCAAGTAATCCGTATTCGTTCAATTCATGTGCGTGAATAGGATTGCCGCTTGCGTCAACTTGGAAATTAATGCTACCGAAACCAGTAACTAATTCACGTTGACTTGTGACTTTAATTAGTTTGCCAGCATTTGCTTTAGTTGTGTATGTAGCTGTTGTACCAGCTGGATTTAGTTTGTCTTGGTCTGTAGCCAATAATACATAAGCAACTGTACCAGTTGCGGTTGGTTGGTATTGGCTTTCGTCTATAACGGTAACCGATACGCCTGGGGAAATTAATGATGCCATTTTAGTATCCTTATATTATAATACTTTAAAATATTTATCAGTATTGTCAAAATATAGTCTGTTAAGGAGCCTTTGGCAAAGGTTTGCTATAAATACTGTATGGAATTTCGCCCATTATGTCAGAGTTGTACTAGAAACCCCGCTGCAATTAACTATAAGCGCGATGGTGTAACACATTTTCGAACAAGGTGCAGCGGCTGTATTAGAAAGAATAGAAAATTAGCACCGCAAAAACCAACTTGGATGCTTGCTGGATATAAGAAAAAGCCACACTGCGAAAAATGTGGCTTTAAGGCAAAGTATAAAGAACAACTTAGCGTGTATTATGTCGATGGCAATTTAAAAAATAATTCGCTATTTAATTTAAGAACAATATGCGCCAATTGTCAAATCACCATTGTCAAAGAAGGCTTAGGCTGGACTCAAGGCGATTTGACTCCGGATTTCTGATATAATTAATTCTTCGGTACTAGCATATAATTCATCTATGCTACCATCGTTAGTCACAGTAACATCAAACTTAGTGCCAATCCAAGCATATTCACTTGGGTGTATACCTAATTTATCTAGTTCGCTTTTACCTAGTGCCCATCCAATCTTTTTCATACCAGCGTTTACAGTTTTAGCGGCATTATACCACTCAGGCTCCTCACCGCGTTTAACACGCACCGTTTTACCACCTAAGTTCTTAATCATTTTAATTTCGTTTGGAAAGCGGCAATCTGAGATTACAATGTTTTCATTTGTTTTACGGAGTTTGTTTTCGAGACTTGCTATCCATATATCAGTATGGAAACCCTGGCGACATACTTCTGTGCCCCAGTTTTGTAATACCCAACGTGGTGTTAGGTTTGGCATCTTTAAGCGTTTGGCCCACCATGGATCTACTCGTTCGCGCCAGGCTCTGCCTTCTGCACTGCGCCCTTCAAGTAGTTCACGATCCCATCCAAATACGGTGGCTACAGCATCTTTAAGTGTGCCAGCAAAGCTCTCTCGTTTGAAGCCGTGTTCTGCTACTAAGTAATCTGCGATTGTGTCTTTGCCCGAACCAATGAAGCCTGTTACTGATATAATCATACTATTCCTTTCTGTATATAGTATATTATACTTTTATTCTAAACAGGTGTCAATTATTGATTTAACCAGTAATCCAGGTTAGTGGTGATCCGCCATCTGCGTAACTTGAAATTTCGGCATCTAATTTATCTAACAATGCTTGCCCTTCTGCTTTGAGTGCAGCACCATTTAAACTACCGCCGCCTTGCGGGCCAGCAATAGTAGCAAATTTTTCACGTGCCTGACCTATACTCATCATTACTAGAGCATAAGCATAGTCTTGTATCCACGGGAATACCTGTGGATCATTTAACAACATAGCATCTGGTTTAACGTTGTATACCCATAGTGCAACACTTTCTACCTCAGTAGAATTTGCTCCTTGCCACGGTTGTTTACGTAATATTGTTAATTTTTTAGTTGCTTTGTTAAACGTAAAGTTCATGTAGCCACCAAACATAGTCATTGCTAGCTCTTGATATTGCGTGAACAATTCGTAGTTAGCAAGTCCGCCAACGCGACCTGCTACTAGCATATAAGTGTTTAGGTAACCACTTGCAAATGGTTCGAACTGGCTAGCTGTTGTACCTGTTACACTACCAATACCACGACGGAATATTTGTCTAACGTCCATAATCTCACGTGGCAATATGTATTCTTGTGTTTCTGGTTGTAGGTCTAAAAACGCATAACTTTCTTCTACTGCATTTGAACTGCGTTGACGATAACGTACAAAGGCTTGTTTAATGCCCATGTCGTAGTGTTCTTTGTCTGCTTCAACATCAACAATCTGATCACCTAAACGTAAACGAATATAATCAATAATATCGTTACGTTGTTGATTTTCTGGTATTAACAGAGTTGCATCAAAAGCAATATGCCCAGCACCTGTACCAGTAACTGGATTGTATAAACTGTCTGTGGTTAGACTAAGATTTGCGGTTAAATTACCTGTTGCTGTTGCCATGTGAAATCGTCCTGTTTCGTATATTTAGCACTTACAGGACGACTTTGTTCAGATTATTGTACTTTGAGTAGGATAGTATCAAGGTTGATACGTCCATTAAGTTTAATATCAGTTGCTTTGATATTGTCTAAGAACTTACGCAATTCAATTTTACCTGCGGCTAAGAATTCTTTTAGCTGCACCTCTGGCTTACGTAAAGTTTTTTGTACGCTTTTAGACTCGTTAAAACCTGTTATAGCAGTACCTTTAACGCCAAGTGCGCCACCCATGTCTTCTGCTACATATTTGCCTAGTTTACGTGTCTTAGTATTGTAGACCCAAAGCTCAGTAGCACCAATAATATCTACGGGATTAATTGATACTAGTTTGTTAGCGGTATCGTTTTTAGCATACTTGAGTTTAGCAATAAGTTTTTCTTTTTGTGGAGGCTTGCGCACTGCCGCTTTCTTAGTTGCTTTCTTAACCTGTCCGTACTGTGCGATGCCATCAAACAATCGAGTATAGAAAGCATCATAACGTTTCCAATCTGCCGCTTTCATGTAGGAATATGCTTCTTTCAAGTCTTCATCAACTGTTGACTTAGCTTCTGTAATTTCAGCATAGCGACGTTCGAAGACAGCTTGTATTTTACCTAACATAGCCTGTGGTACGCTTTTACCACTTAGGTATTCGTATGCTTTGGGTTCTACAGTCTTGCCTTCGTACAAACTATCCTCAAGTTCTTCAAAATGTAAGATATGAGTTTTCATAATCTCATTCATACGGTCTTGAATAGTAGGAACCTTAACAGCTGGCTTAGTATTGTCTGTAGCTACTTCAACAACTTTTATATCTGCATCATCTAAAGACAGTGCTTTAGTCACAGCACCAATGATATATTTGATTTCACGTTCACGTAACGGCATACCTTTGCTGTGTGCTTTAATCAGCGCAGGAGCAGTTAAGGGAGTATATCCATCTGTGCTTTTAGCAAAGCGTGTAATAGTTACAGCATCTAGTTTATGGGCAACACCTGCTGTCTGCTTTAACCACTCTACCAAATACTTTTTAAGTTCTTTGCTAGAGTAGAAGTAATTGTAATAGCGCAAGCTCTTACGCATTTCATGGTCAAATTCTTCATCTGTAAACTTTAACGCACGTTCAGTATCCCAGACTGGCTCACTACCAACTGCTTTTTCATCAGCAAAAATAGGATCACGTGTTGCTGTTTTAGCTTTTTTCTTTGCACCATCAATTTTAATAGCCATTTGTTATTCCTTGTTAACAGTTTATATATAGCATTATACAGCCTTTTGTTACAGTTGTCAATCTCAACCTGCCAGCAGTACTGCAAAAGTTAAGTTGCGCTCGTAATCGGCTATGCATTCATTTATCTTATCTAAAAGTTCTTTGTGTTTTCTTGTCTGTTTCTGCTGGCGTCTGCACTCTATCTCTTCAATACTTAGTGCTTTAATCATACTGCCAATATTATCACTCATTTGTCGTAGTTCACCGCCAAACTTATTAATCTTATACACCGGTGCTTCTAATGCAGTCTGCACTTCTGGCCAATCTAAACTTGACTGTATTTCATTCATAAAGCAAGTATAACATCTATTTGTTGCTATGTCAATCTAAGCTAAATATTAGATATACAGGATTACGTAATGCCAAGATTAAGTATGTACCGCCCAAATAAGGGAAATGATTATAAATTCTTCGATCGCAGAATCAGTGAGATGTTTACTGTTGGCGGTGTTGATATTAATATTCACAAGTATCTTGGTCCAATTGAACAAGGCACCAGCATTACTACATCAGCAGCGCAGGGTTCACCGGGTAATCAATTGGTATTTGCTAATACGTCAGCCGTGACCCGTGGTATGTTTGTTGCTGGTACTAATATTCCAGCTGGTACTACTGTTATTTCAAAAACAAGTACAACCATTACATTATCAGCAAACACCGCAGCTATTGTTGGAGCTGGCGCAACAATTGCTGTCTACTCCGATGCCACACAGCCAAGTTATGCCAATGAAAGTGTAAAAAATATACAAGACCTATTGTTTTTAGAGAATAGAGATCGTAAGTACGACACCAGTGTTTATACTATGCGCAGTGTATATCGTATGAATGACAATGATTTTGACCTAAGTCAATTTGGCCTGTTCTTAACCGGCGATACTATGTTCATGGTGTTTCACTTAAATGATATGGTTGAAACATTAGGTCGTAAGATTATGGTAGGCGATGTAATGGAGCTACCACATCTTAAAGACTTTTATCCATTAGACGATGATTTACCTAGTGCGCTAAAACGTTATTACGTTGTACAAGATGCTACACGTGCGGCAGAAGGATTTAGTCAAACATGGTATCCTCATTTATGGCGTGTTAAAGTTGCTCCGCTAGTCGACAGTCAAGAATACAAAGACATTACACAAAACATCAGCAGTGGTGATGAAAATGATACTCCAATTGGCGACTTGTTAAGTACCTACGACAAATATACTGCGGTCAATGATGCTATTATTGCACGTGCCGAAGCTGAAGTACCATTAAGTGGGTATGATACTAGCACCATTTATACCTTGCCAGTTGATACTGATAATTTACCAAACGTAGCCATTACATCTACTGCTAAAGTACAAGGATACTTAACCAGCACAGGCTTGCCACCGAACGGAT